GAGGAAAATATAATTCTGGATTGTCTATTGTTGTATAAGCCATTATCCATACTCCGCTAAGTTTTTAGTACACAACGAATAATATCCACTAGGTACTGCGTATTCAAAGTTTCCATAGCCATTTCCATCTGCATTGCCTGATGAGATTGAATCTTTTGGACTACCAAAATTCATACTTAATGCTTCTCCACTTCCAAATGCTCTCCAACCAATATAAACATCTTCAGTTACAGTTATGTTATAAGTATCTTCAAGACTTCCATTTTTATAATATTTTATAGTTTTTGTTCCACTATCTAAATCTAAAGCAACTCCCATAATATCAGATGTTCCATAAGCTGGTCCATCAGTTGCAACCGCAGAATTATTATTATAAAAATAACCATTTTTTTGTAATGAATATCCATCAGCTAATCCACCAATATAATTAGGTGTAACAGTTGTATGATATGTTGGAAAAATTCCAACTTCCATATATGCAGATGCTTCTTGAGCATTAGCCTGAAATTCAAAATACCATTTCCCAGCACTTACCGCTATTGTAGATGCAATAATTTGATTTCCTTCTGAAGCTAAAGCACCTTTTAAATTTCCCTCTGTAAAAGTAACATTATCTGATCTTGCAAAAAGAGGATTCATAGTTGCAAAATTATTAGTGCAAGTATCCGTAGCTTGATCTGTTGCGGCTAGATTAGATTCAGTAAGATCAGTTCCACCATTTGCGTCATTACCAAGATTAGCACTATCTTCAAAATCTAAATAAAAAGAATTTCCAGACATTGTTAATCCTGATACATCTTTTGGTTTCCAAATTGTCGGACTATCTTCATCAAATTCACCGAATGAAGTTGGTGTTAATTGTTGTCCATCTATAAAAACTACTTCAGCTAAATAACCATTATAAAAATTTCCATAAGAACCACCACCACCCAGCTTTGCACCAACTACAAATTCTTCTCCACTAATACAATATCTTAATGTAGTATTCACTGATGGTTGAGTTTCTGTTGCAAAATCGGTAACTTGCGTTCCATTTATATAAATTTTTACACGATTACTTGCTGATGCTTGTGTAGTGTCCATTGCTAAAACTAAGTGCATCCATGCACTTGGGTCTCGGTATCTAGCAGTAGTTTTAAATCTATAACTATATGAGCCACTATCTTCTTGAACTATGTGTAATTCTCCTTCAGCACTATCATCAAATCCAATAGAGCATCTGTCATTACCATCTTGAGCAGTTCCAAGAAAATGTTGTTCTACTCCTATTGAGCCTCTTTTTATCCAACAACTTATTGTGGCTTTATTGGCATGAGTTGGAGTTCCTAAAGTTTTAACCATTTTTGGACTATCACCAGAATTAAACCTACATGAGTTGGCTACATTAAATCCTGTTGCTAATCCTGAATTTACATTTCCTGATGGAATTGTGGGTAATGGCATTTTAAATCTCCAATGTTGGAAACTCGCCTAATGGTCTTTCATATACAGGATTTTCTTCTGTGCCTGTATTAACATAAGCATATAGAGTTGCTAAAGCATCTACATCACTTGCATTGTCAATAGCAGTTTCCATTTCGTTTGATCTTGTTCTTACATTTTCTCTAAAAGTTGATACTGCACTTGGTACTGAATAATCTTTTACATCAGTTGCTTTTAATACATACCAATCTGTCGGTGTTAATAAACCACTAGCTTGACTTTTTATAATTTGTTTTTTTTGAGATTTTAAACCTTTTGTAACAACTTGGTTTCCATCTGCATCAAGCATAGGAGAGCCATCTTCATTTGTTTCGTTTCTATCTTCTAATAGTTTTGGTGTTGCAGTTCCATAACTTGCAGTAACTTGTCCATCTGCATAGTCAAAAGATTGATTTGTATTATTGTAATATTCTTCTTCTTTTTTATTTGAATTATCAAAAACTACTTCATAAATTCCAATGGCTTCTCTTTCTTCGTTTGTCCATCTAAAAGAAAATATGTTTCTTGAATAACGAGTATCTCCAATAACTAAACCTTTTGGATTATTTATTATTTTTGTAATTGCGTTATCTTCTACTAATGCCCACATATTTTAACTTTCACTTAAATTTAATGTTCTACCAACCTCTTGCCATACTGCACCATTATACCTGAATACAAATAGGTCGCACTTCGCGTCTGTATCAGTAGTAGTTGGTTCTGTACTAGCGGCAAATTCAAAAACAGTATTCCAAGCGATTGTATGGCTTCCATTATAATTAATTTCTAAACAAATAAATGAACCTTCAACTGGATTACTTGGTGCGGCAAAAGTTGTGTTTTCTGTTGTTTGGTGATAAGCATTTGATTTAGCCTGAGCGTCCCATGCAACTGAATTTGATGTTGAAGTAATTGCTTGTTGTGGAACATAAGCTAAATCATTAAATTTAATTGCTCCAGTTCCATTTGTTGTTAAATCTATTGCTCCATTTGCTCCATCAGTTATTGTAATATTTCCAGAATTTGTTCCTTTATTTGTATCTAAAACTAAATCGTATGTTCCGCTTGTTGTTAAATAAGCAGACGCACCAGCAGAACCTATAACTGTTTTTCCTGAACCTTTTGGTTTTATATGAAGATCAACATTTGTTTCTCCACTTGCTCCTAAAATCGGGCCATTACCAGTTGCTCCATTTGTAATTTCTAATTCATTAACTGCTGATGCAGTTGTTTGAAATATAATTTGCTCGTTATTATTTTCATCAGAAATAAAATGTGCATCGTCTATTATAATATTATGAGAGTTAGTATCTAAATTTCCTCCAAGTTGAGGAGTTGAATCATTTGCTAATTCAGTAGTAACAACTGAATCTGTCCAATCAACAGTATTAGCTGTTGAGTTAATTGTTCCTAAAGAAATATGTCCAGCACCATCATATAATTTTAATACCCAACCAGTAGCACCAGCACTTGTATCAATCCAAATAGTTCCTTGTGCAATACTTCCAGGTGCAGAACTGCCTATATGTGATGTGTTAATTGCTCCTAAAATATCGTTTAGTTCGCTACGAAACGCACTAAATCCTATATTTGCTAAAGATACATCTGAAACTTGACTCATAAATTTTTCCTATTTGTTAAATCTTTACAATATTTAATTATACCTTTCAAGTTTAGCATTAACTCTTTAAACCATATCCTTTGGCTACATAATCAAAAGTTCTATTTTGTGCGGCCGCAGAACTATTATAAAAAGTAATAGTAAATCCAGTTTTTGTTTTGCTAGTAATAGCATAATAATCTCCTGTGGCCATATTTTGTGCGGCAATTCCAATAGCTGGACTTGCATAAAAAGCATTGTCATAAGTTATTGCTTTAGCACCTGCTCCACTAGCAACATCTTCTTCACTTTCTAATCTTTTTTCTAAAGCTAATACAACTTGCATTTTAGATACTTCAGGTCGTGCTTTATTATCATCACTTGTTAATTTTAGTCTAAATTTAAAATATCTTCCTTTAACTGTAGATTGTTGAGATATATCTTGGTAAGTAGAAATTGCACCTAAAGAACTTTCACTAGAACCTACTTGTAAAAAAGCATTACACTTTGTTCCAGAGTTTCCATCAAAAGGGCCTGCGGCATCGTCAAAAACAGAAGCACCTCTACCACTATCAAATAAATCATATAAATCATTTGCAATCATATCAATAGTTGCTTGAAAAGTTGTGTCATAAACTGCGTCTAAAGAAATTTCAGTTGAACCAATATAAAATCCTGATGATTCTATATTTGCTAAATAATAAGTAGGATTAGAAGTTGCATCAGTTCCACCTAAATCAAATAAACCGCTTGGCGAATCAAAATTTCCAACAGTTGAATCAAATAAAGTTATAGTATCTAAAGTTGCTATTTTAACATCTGATGAATCCATAGCTTTAACACAATCTCCATCAAAAGTTCCATTCCATCTTTGCCCTGTTACTGCACTAGCAGTTTCTTCATTGTAAGTTGCTACTGTTTTAAAATGTTCTAATCCTGAAATATTAGAATAAATTATTTTTTCATTATCTGATTCGTTTCCTAATTTATCTACTGCTTTAATTAAAAAAGCACCAGTACGAGCATTAATAGTAACATTATTAGATTTTCTTCTAACAACTTGTGTTAAATTAGTTGAAGCCGCCCAACTAGCATTACTTGTTACATCTTGATAACGAATTGAATAATAAGATACATCTAAATCTGCAACTGGCTCCCAAGATAATTGCATTTGATTTGAACCACCCATTGAAATAGAAAAATCATTTACATCTGCTGGTGTATCAGTTGCACCAACTATTGTTCTTGTAGCTGTTGTATAACCTGAAGAAACTCCCATAGAATTAATTGCTTTACATCGAACTGAGTATTCTATTCCATCTACTACATTTAATTGATGATAATTTAAAACTGAAGCCAATCCTTTAGCAATAACTTTATAATCACTTTCAGAAGTTTTTTTAGTTTCAATTTGATAATACTGAACAAACTTATCGGTACTTGCACCAACTAATATATTTAATCTTGTTAAAACAACTCCATCTGAATATTCAATTAATTCATCTGTTAATGTTACACTTGCTGGAGCAGTAACAGAAAAAGGATTAGGTAAAGTAGTATCTGGTATTGTTGCCGCTTGTGTCTTTGTTGCCCAAGTGTAGAAAGCCGATTGGTATTCGGTAAGTTGTAATTCAACAGTTAAATCAGAATTAACTTGCATACCTTGTACTCTAAATGTTTTTGCAGAAAAAGCTGGAGTTGCGTGAGTTACATTTACTAATTCTCCTACCATTAAATCTAATCCTGTTGCATCACATCTTAAACCTACATTCATATTATTTCGGCTTCTTCTACAAATTACTTCCGCTAGTTCTTCAGCTTGATAAATATTCGTAATAGTAGGAAAATCAAACCTTCCTTCCTGCAAAAAACCACCATCGGCAGTTTTCATTGTTGCGTGTTGATCTGCACTTGTTAAACCGCTATCATCTACAGGTGGCCATTGTATTTCGTCTGCTTGATAATTTTTATCAGGATTAACAAAAGTGACGATAACCCTGTTAAATCTACTATTTCTTGATAAACTTGAAACTTTAACTCCACCTATAATATTATCTTCTGTTAATGAAATACTAGCACTTCCAGTTGATTCAGCTAAAACTTTATATTCTCCATTTGCATAATTTAGATAACCTCTAAATCCTGATACCATTTGTTTTAAATTATCAATACATTTTTTTTTAGTATCAAGCACATGATTCATGTCTAATAAGTCAATAGCACTTGCAGAACCATAAGGAGTAACATCTGTATCGCAAACATCTGCCGCAGTTTGCCAATCAGCATAATCTCCATCAAAATAACTATTAGCAATTCCTAATCCAAATCTTGTATTTCTCATATAGTCTAAAGTACAAAGAACAGGATTATTAGACCATGCCCAAGTTGAAGCTGTATCTTCTCTATGTGAGCCAGAGCCACCTGTTTTAGTTCCATCTAAATTTGGGTCATAAACTTTTCTTCCTTTAATAACTGCTTTAACATCTGGAATTGCCATAAAAGCGTCCATATTCCATTTAAACTTAAAAGCCAAATAACTAACACCTCTTAATCTATGGTTTGATGTCCAAGATGATAAAGCACCAACTGTTGTATTATAAGTTTGATCGTCCCTACCATCATACCAAGTTACTGATATTTTTGATTCGCTGTCTTTATAAAAATTTGAATCTCCACTTCCTACTGTTCTTTCTGTTCCATGTGTTAATGCACCAGACCATGTTACTAATTTATCATCTATGTAAATTTGTTCGCAAGATTCAACTCCACCTTCACATAAAGCAAAAATCATAAAAAGAAATTCATTGTCTGTACCTGAAGTTTCCATAAAAACTCCAACGCCACCAATTTTTCTTTGTCCATAAATAACAGGTAAAGGAGAATTAGAAGAAGTTTTATTTACTAATACACCTTTTGCTACTTGTTCTGGAATAGTATCCATATTTGGTGTATCTGGTGTATCTGGTTTTTTTAACCAACTTATTACTTGAATACCTATTGATATAGCTGAAAACCAACCTTGATAATCTTTAAAAAAATTTATAGCTGGTGTAAATACTTCAACAACAGGAGCAACAATATTATCCATTACCCAATCTACAAAAAAAGATTTAATTCCTGTTTGATTTACTGGTTTTCCATATCCACCTAATTTTTTTAATTTTTCTTCTTCATCTTTATTAATATAAGCAATAAATTCTCCAGCAGGAGCATTATCATTTAATATTTTTTTTGCCCAATTTATTTTTAATCGTTTCCACCAATTCATTATGCTCTACCCCATTTAATATCTCTAATTGTTAAAGCTGAAAATTCAAAACCTTTATCTCCTGAAAAATGTCTTTGTTGAGAAGTATCGGCAGTAGTTCTACCATTTATCTTTTCAAAATTACCAAAATGATTTGTTGCTGTGATTGACAAACTAGCAGTAGTACCACCATCGTTAATTTGAAAATTTGATAAATTACCATGAAATAATAAAAATGGGTCAGCGATAGCAGTAGTACCACTTATTACTGCTCTATAAACTTTTATATCAGTACCAAGAACATCATTATTTAAAACAGTTGAAATTAAAGATTGATCTACTCCACTAAATATTAAATCAATACTATTTTTAATTGGAGTATTAGATTCTGGAACATGACCTACTCCTAATAAAGTTCCATCAGCATTATAAGTTTGAGAACTACCTTCAATATCATCTACTATATCAAAAGAGTTATCTGTTTTTCTTACAGGTGTTGAAAATCCTAAATAAACTAAATGACAAAATGTAGGTGTATCTGCTAGTGCGTTTTTAACTGCTGTTGTTAGCCCTCTTGACATTTCTTTTTACCCCACTTCCAAGATTGTGTTATAGATTTTTTTTCTTGTAGTTTATCGTTTTTAGAATCTGTTTCTGTTATACCAACTTCTACTGTAGTTTTATCTGGACAAACATTAGTATTACAACCAGCTAAACCCACTCCAATTAAAGTTAGGAAAAGCAATAATATAACTGTCCTTTCATTTATCATCTTTCTTCTTCTTTTTCTTTTTCTTTTTAAACTTACCTTCAATTTTTTCTTCTAATGATGATACTTTTTCTTTAATAAGCACCATGTCTGTTGAAAGTGAGAATGTTCTTGATAAAGTCCAACCACCTAACGCAAGTAATATTGCTAATAATGCTGTAATAAGTTTTTCATTTATCATTTTGTATAATCTCCATATTTATCTTTAACAATTTTAACCACTCTCATTTTATCGCTATATTCATCTTTCTCAATAATAGCATCTACTTCACCACAAGCCATTCTAACATTTTCAGGATTAACTGAACGCTCAACTTGTCTTTTTGCCTTTAAACATGATGACATTTTTTGATCTTGAATATAAGTATGCTCAATAATTCCACCTTGATAAAACATACATAATACTATTACTCCACTAATGACTGTTTCCATTTTTCCTCACTTTATCTTTTAATTTTTCTATATCTGTTAATATTTTTTCTACATCTTTTTGAAGTCTATCTATATTAACTGCATTGTGGCGCATTGATTTCATTTCTACTTGTAAATCTTCCACATCAGCTAAAACTGATTCGATTAATAAAAATTGTTCAGAATCCGCAGGCAAACTACCAAGTTCTCCTCTAGGCCATTTAATGGAAAATTCTACTGCACCTTCTAAATCTTTTTTAATTAAATGATTATCTGTTTCTAATTGGTTAATTCTTTCAACAATTCCAAAGTAAGCCCATACTCCTATTGCAACAGCCCCAATTATGGAGATTAAATTTTTTAAAGGCATATCAACTGATGTATTTTCAGACACTTTCATTAAAACGCCTCACACACATCAAATTCATAATTATATAAATCATTAATACCTAAACTGTATTGTTGAACATTTCCTGTTAAATAAACAGTAAAAGGAACATCATCATAAGTTACAGTTTCATCGTTAGATAAATTTTCAATAATTGGTGGTTCAATAGTTACAGTAGCCGCATTAGAACTTGGTGTTACATCAGAAACAACCATATATACTTTTGTATGCCCAGAAAATTTTATAAAATCTCCAGCTTTAAGTGAACCTGCACTATCTGCATTAAACCCATCTATTGCTATTGTTGTATCTCCAGCAGTATGTGCGCCATTAACTGATATTGTTGTTGTTTCTGAACCTTGTGCATCTTTTATTTTAGGTGGAATAACAGTAAAAGTTTCTTTTTGTCCTCTTTGTTTAGTTATAAAAGCAAGTATAGGTGCAAATTCTGCTCTAGTTAATAATTTATAACTACAAGTAAATTTCCATCTTTGATTATCAATTTTTCTAGCAAATCTTCTTCCACTATCAGATATTGAAATTAAAGTATTACTTTCATCTTTAAAATTCATAGCATTAAAAACAGGTGATGTAGGTAATTGTCCACTCATTAAATTAAATTACTCTTTCCTTGTTGATTAACTGCACTATTAATCATGCTAACGATCATACCTCTTTCGTTAGCTAGTAACGCTTGAAACCCAGCAGTATCAACTGCATTAATAGTAAAATTAACATTTACATTTTGTCCACCCATACCACTTGGAATTATTGTGCCAGCAGTATTAGGAACAAAAGTTTCTGGCCCACCTTCTCCAACCATGTAAGGTTTATTTTCTGAAACTAATCCACCTTGTCGTCTTGGTGTAAATTTTTGCGACCTAATCTGTCCAACTTGTGCCATACCAAAAGCTAAAGCTGAACCAGCAACTGCATAATTTAAAGGTGGCGGATATGTTGCAAATGCTTTCATAACTGCTGAATAAGTATTAATAATTGCTTCAGAAATTTTATATGCTTTTAATGCGTCAAATGCTTTTTTATTATGTCCAGATAATATAGTTAATGTTCCTTCTAAATTACCTTTTAATGTTTCCATTCCTTGTTTTCTTATTAATGCTTTTTTTTCTTCATGTTCTTTAAATGCTTGTAATTGTGCTTTCATTTTTAAATCTTCAAAATTATATAAATCACCTATAATTACTTTTTGTTTATTTGCGTTATCTTTTTTATCATTTAAACCTTCATCTAAAGCAGATTTAGCATTATCATTATTATTTGTAGTAACTTCATTTATAAAATTTCGTAGTGTTTCTATTTCTTCCATCATGGCCGCACTATCAGTTTCAACTGTTTCTTTCACTTCTTTAAAACCTCTTTTAAAAGCAAGAGGAATACCAGCAGGGCCAAGAGCGGCCAACATTTTAGTTCCAAAATTATGCCATTTAGCACCAATATTTTCTATATTATTTCCAAAATCTATAAGTACATATTTAGCTTTAATAAATGCTTCTAAAACTTTTCCTATAATTTCAATAAATTTATTTCCTAAAAAAGTACCAAATTCAGTCATACTTCCATGCGATTCTTCAACGTGCTTTAATAACATATCTCTTAAATTTGTTGATACTGTTTCTATTGCTGGTGCTAAAGCTATTGTTAAATTATTTGCTACACCTGTAAATAAAAATTTAGTTCTAGTTAATGAATCGTTTGCATCTTCAACTGCTTTAACCATATCTGTTGATAAGACTAAACCAAATCTTTTTGCTTCTTCTGCCATTTCTTGCATACCATCTGTACCTCTTTCAATAGCAGTTAAAAGTTCAATATTTCTTCCACCAAATAATTTATAAGCAATAGCAGTTTTATCTGTGCCATCTTTCATATTTCTTAAAGCGTCAGCAACTAATTCAAATTGAGCCATTAAGTCTCCATTGGTTCCTCTTAAATCTTCTGCTGTAATACCTAATTGTTCAAATGCTTCTTTAGCAATACCAGTTCCTTTAACTAAAAAATCATTAATACCAACTGCCATTGTTCTTGCACCTTTAGCAAACGCTTCTAAAGATGTTCCACCCAAATTAGCGGCTAATCTAAATGCTGATAAATCTTCTGTTGATATAAATACTTGTCTGGATAATTTTCCTAATTTGTCTATTGTTTGTAAAGAATTTCTTATAATTAAACCAAGACCAGCTACACCTGCAACTGCGGCTAATCCTGTTTTCATATTAAAAATTGCTTTTGATACGCCTTTAAGTCCACGCTTTAAAGAATTAAATGCTCTTTTAGTTTTATCTTTTGCGTTAATATCGAATTGTAATCTATTTCTTGCCATTATCTTTTAAATTTTATGTCTTTATTTAATTTATCGTAAAATGCACACCATAAATTAAATTCACTTACTGTCATACTCATAATGTCAGATAGTTTCAAGTTAAGGTCTTTTGCTAGATGTAAAATATTGACTAATTCTTTATCTGTCTTGATTTTTTTTTTCCCAATCTTGAATTGGGATAACTTCTAATATTTCTTGAGCAACGCGGGCAACTACTTCTGGGTCAACCGAGTGCATTAGAGTATGTTTGTTTTCTAAAGTATAAAGTTTGTTTCCTTCTTTATCTTCTGCTTTTAAAATAAGTACATCAGCAAATAAAGTAACATCATCTGGTTTTATAGTTCTAGTTAATTTTCTTTTGTCGGCTAAAGTTAATGGTTTTGAATAGACAGTTTGATTCCATTCAGGAATTTCAATAATTTTCCTGTCAATAGAATTAAAATGTTCTTTAGCTTTTTCAAGAATATCACTCATAAAATAAGTGAATACTGATTTTTAGCTAAATGTCAAATTAAACTGTTCCTCTAGTCAATGCACCAGTCAAAGTAGCTGAAAAAGTAGCTTCGATAATTCCATCTGTTGGAATAGAAACCGAATTAGCAGTTATAATCCAAGTACCACCATAATAATAATCAGAAGAATCTGCTCCCTCTGGGTATAATGTCATAGTAACTTGTTGTCCTTCCGCTATTGCTATCTGTCCATTAGTGTCTGTTTCGTCCCAAAAACACTCAACAGATGCAGTTGCACCTTTTTTGCCAACTTGAAAGGTTTTGGAAGTATCAGTTAATACTGTATCTTCTAATAATTCTGCTGTTGTATCTAAAGTAAAACTTCTTACTTCAGCAACAGTATTAGTTCCAACTTTAACTATTCCTGAACTTCCTGTATGTGTCGCCATTGTTATTTATCCTTATTTGTTTTTATTTTAGCTTTATCGCTAAATGATGGTTTTTTATCAGTATCAGAAACTTTTGTGTAGCCCATTTTCAAATAATATTCTTCCATATCATTTGAAGTTTCAATAACACTATTACCATCTGGCGATTTTAACTTTATTCTATTTGTTGCCATAAATTATACTCCTGTTTGTACTGCGTTTTCTATCGTATTGTAATTAATTAAATAGGTCAACCTCATCAGACCAGTTTTTTGACTAGCTGTATCAAACTCAATTTCAGTTGCGACCAATTTTGTATCTTTAGCATTTCCGCCACGAGTAACATCACTAACCATTGCTTCTTCAACTTCTTCAGCAATAGTATCAAGTGTATCATCTATATTTGCAGTTCCTCTACAATGTGCTTCTATAATTAAATTTAATGCTCTTTGTTGAGTTCTAGTATTTTTTCCTAAAGTATAATCTTCAATAGTTTCATCTAAAGTATAAACTATTAAAGCTGGTAGATTTCCAGTTTGTAAAGGAAAGTATCTTGTTTCATAAACGCTTGTACCAGTTGTTGATAAACCAGTAATTGCTGTTTTAACATTTTCTCTAATTGTTTTTCTAATGTGAGCCATATTATCCTGATAAAGTTATTCTAGTTACTCCTGTTCCATCAGGTAATAATTCTTTAATGTAATAAGTAGTGCTATCAATAACCAATGTATCGTTAAAAGTTGCATCAGATACATCAGAAGTCTTGCAAGTGAACATAGGCACTTCTTCAATTAATCCTGCTTCACCTACAGCTTGTTCTACTGATTCTTTATCAAAAATTCCTTTTATTGTTGATGAAGTTCCAGCAGAAACATCGGTAAATGTTGCTGAACTAGCAAAGTCATCACTATCAAAAAATATTGCTCGTTCTGTATCTGTTTCTACTGCCATTTTATTTTACTTTCTTAAACATTGTGTTAATATTTTAACTAGGAATGGATTGGCCTTGAATATTTTTTCGTAACCATCACCCACTGCTTTTGCAATAGGTTCTTCTCCTTTTAAATTAACATTTATATTTTCATTACTCATAATTATATGAAATAACTCGTGCATTAAAGTATTAAATAACTTTAAAGACTTCAACCTTTTATCAAGCTGTAAAGTATTGTGATTTGGGTCGTACAATCCATAGCAATCATGCAACAACTCATATTTAATTTTTATTTTTCTTTTACCATACTTGATAAAAGACAATTTCATTAAAATATAGCTGATAAGATAACAATAACAATTATTCCAGCAACAATATGATACTTATATTCTTTTGCTTTTTTTAATAATTGTTTAGGATTTTTAAACCAATATGACATAGGTAATCCAAAGATAAACATTATAATTCCTTTAGTTAATTATTTTTTACGAGAAAAAATGCTTCTTTTTTTTACTGCTTTGTTTTCTGGTTTTTTAACATCTTCTGCTGAAGCAATAGCTTTACCCATACCGATTAATAAATTTCCATCAGTTTCATCAGCATCTATTACATCACCAGCTTTTGCTAAAGCACCTTTAACAAATGTTTGTTTTACTATTTTTATTTTCATAATAATTCCTTTTACTAAAAAGAAAAGGCGTGGTCAATGCCACGCCTAATCTTATAAATTGATAATTATTAAAATTATGCAATTAAGTCTTTTATTGCCGCAAAACTTTCTGCGTGTCTAACAGCAACATCTACATCGTATAAACCGATTATTCTAGTACCACCTTTAGCGGCATTAGTATAAGGGTCAACAGATATATCTAAACTTCCCCATTCTCCAATGATTAAATCATTGAAATTACCAAAAGTAAGAGCAGAACAAGTTCCACTTGCTGTACCTTTAGTTAAATTATCAGGAGAGTTTGTTGTTGAAAAGACTTTATAACCCATCAAGTTGTTTTGATCGTTCATAATCATTACCGAGTCAGATGAACTAACTTTAGGTATTGCCATGAAACGAGAAACTTGAGTTGGAGAAGTTAAGAATGCTAATGCTCCTACGTCTGCATTATCAGTAGCAACTTCTTTCCAAGTTTCAACAACTTTAGCCCAAGTTCCTTGATCGCCATTAGTACCCATAGCAACAGAACCAATTCCAGAAGTATTTAAAATACCTGTTGGAGTGTTTGAAGTTCCATCACCTTGAATAGCTTTTTTATCAACTTCGTTAGCTAATGTTCTAATTATGTCATTTCTAACAATAGTTTCAATAGCTGGAGTTGATTGGTGCATTAAGTGTCTTGATATGTCAGTAAATGTTCCAAGAGTTTTTGGAGCCATTGTTACTTGTCTATAAGTTGGATTAACTTCTGTAACTGCCGCATTTTCTGCTACCCATGATGCAGAATTAACTGCATTTTGAGCAGGTATAGCAACATCACCAACTAAACCACTTAAAACTAAAGCACCAGCTTGTTTCACAACCATTTTTGCTCTTAACGCTTCAATAAATGAACCAGCTAAAAGATTAGTTGCTACTAAAGCACCGCCATCAGCACTAGCACCAGAAATCAAATCTCTTTGCCATCTAATATCAGATGGAATGAAGATTCCTCTAGGAGCCTTGCCTGTTTTTCTTGAGATTTCATCAGACGCTTCTTTTTCAAGTTCAGCACCAGACCAATTTCCAGTAGTCATAGCTTTAATTGCTCTAACTATTGAATAGTCTTGTGATTCTTTATTAGAAAGTCCAATGTTGTCTTTTTTGTCCAAAGGTTTTGCATCACCAAGTTTGTCTAAAACAATTCCTCTAAATTGAGCAAGAGAAACGCCATCATTAACTGCTTTACTTGCAACATCAGAACAATTATGTTTTGCTCCTAATGCAGTAATTTCTTTAATTCTAGCTGTTTCGTCTTTTCTCGCTTTGACGATTTGTTCTTCAACATTAACTTTAGGTGCTTCAACTTTTGGAGTTTCGTTTCCTTTTTCCATTGTGTTTTTCCTATTTATGACTTCAATTCTTTCTTTAGAAGAATTGTTGTCGGTTAATGTTTCATCTTTGCTTCGACCAATTCCAACAGTTGTGTCTGCTGGTACCGAAACAATAGACGCTTCCAATGGCCGCCAATTAACACGATAAGTTGGCTTTTCTTCGTCCTCATCATCGTCTTTTACTTTAGCCATCTTCAGTATTTCATAGCCAACACTCACATTACTACGAATGCCATCTATGACATCACGAAAAACCTCATCAGCTAGTTTTGATTTTCCAAATCTAACGACTGCACGACCTACCTTGTCTGCTTCGCTAATTTCAGCTTTCTCTATGACACCTATTTGCTTTTCAAAATCGTGGTTGAGCAATAAAGGCGCACGACCACTTGCAATAAACGAAAAGTCAATATCTTTTGGATTATGACTTAATATTTCTGTTCCAAAAGTTCTGTCGTATGGTTCTTCTGACGAGAACGCTAATCCAACAGTTCTTTTTTCTTCATCAACTTTTTTATTATTAAAACCAAATAATCTAAATAGCTTTTCTTTAGTTGATTCTTGCGTTGCTATTTTATCTGATTTATTTTCAAAACTTAAATCTTCTGCTTTTTGTTTTTCTTCAACTTCGTTGTTATCTTTATTTTTTTCTTGTTCTTTATTATCTTTTTGTTCTTCCGATTTTGCTGATACCATAGATGGTTTGCTATCAGAAACTTTCCTGTCCCCTTCTTTGTTATACTCATCAGATTTACCAAAAGTTATAGTTACTGAATCTTCATTTTCAGTTATATTTTGAATATGTTTTTTTTCCATAGTTACTAATTATTCATTTTCTTTGCTATCTTCAACCTCTTGTGGTTGATTTTGTTGATTTTCTTTTGTTCCAAAAGGTTCAAAAGCTAATTGTATTCCAAATTTTTCAGCTAGTTCTTTATCTGCTTGTATTTGACTAAATACATCTTCAACATCACGACCATAACCACTTTGAACATCTTGAATAGATAAAAAACCATTTTCTACACCTATTTTTAATGCTTCTACTTCTTTTTTAGGGTCAATCCACTGCCAACCTCTACCTCTCCAAATTGGATTATTAAATTTAGGAAATTTTGAAGGTGGAAGTCCATTTAAAAGATCAGTTAATAATATCATTTCAAGCCATTTACTATAAATAACATCGTGAAAATTTCGAATCATTCTATATTGTTCACATTGAAAAAAATTTCTTTCTTCTAATGCACCTTGTCTAATACTAGAATAATTTACACTTTCTAAATCGTTTGCTAGTGTGTTGTAACTAATATTTAAACTACTTGCTATTGTTCTAATTACTGCTTTTGTAAAATCTTTAAATGCAGTTGTTGGGTGTTGTGGGTCGAATGATTGAAATTCTGTTCCAGTAGGTAATTGTTCAAAAGTTCCAGCTTCAGCAAACATTACAGGATTGTTTGTATCTATTTTATCTTCTCCAGTATAACCATCAGCATCGTTTGATTTAAAGAAACCCATTTTACTAGCACTAACTCTAGCGGCTACTAATTCTGCTTCCATATAACCATCTAACATTTTTAAATCTCTTAAACATGATGATAAAGGTGGTATTCCACGAGTTTGATGTGGTCTTTCTTGATGATAAAAATGTATTATTTCATCTGCTGGTACAATATTATATTTTGCACCTACATAATCACTAACAACTAAATCATCGTTAGGGTGTACTTTTAATAAATGATAATTTATTGGCTTACCAAATTTATTAATTTCAACTCCCATTCTAACTTGATTACCATTTGATAATTGTAAGTTTAAATCGTGATCTAAAAAATCTGATTCAATAAATTCAAAAGCAAATTTATTTGGATTATCAAAATTTTTAATTAATCTAATTAATACTTCTCCATCTCTTGCAAAAGTTTCTGCAAATAACCTTTGGCAATCTATCCAACTTAATTTTTCATCTGAAGTACATTTAACACCCCATTCTTTCCATCTTCTTTCAATTAAATTATTTGCAAAAGAATCTAATGCTCCATTTGGGTCGCGACTTCTTACTTGTAAATGAACACCTTTAGCACCTACAACATTATCTACATAAACATTAATATATCTTCTTGCAAAAGCATTATTTCTAGCTAAATCTCTTGCTCTATTTCTTAATACTCTTAAACTAGGTCTAATTTCACTATCAGCAGATTTAGAAGATAAAACAAAATTATTTAATAATCTATTTTGACTTGCACCTGAAAAGTAACTTCTTTTAGCTTTTCTACTTCTAAATAAATTTAAAAATCTTTCTTTAAGCGTCATTAAATTGTACCTTTATTACTCTCCCAGTTCCTTCTTTATTATCTCGTCTAAATTTTGCAATTTCTTTTTGATATTCTGCTTTATAATAATCTCTCCATTGTAACAATTCATTTATACTAATTTTACTTAATGATCTTCCTTGAATAGAATAACTTGAAACATCTGCATCTGCTCTACCTTCTAAAATACTTTCAATTTTATCAAGCATTATTTTTGCATGACTACGAGTATCACCAGTAGAGCCAAAATAATTATCTTTGACAGTTATTTTTCCACTATCAATAATTAATTCTTCACTATCGCTTGATTGAGTTACTTTTAATACCCAAAAATAATCGCCTGTTGTATATCCACCAGTGTTACTATTATCTAAAGTAAATTTATAATAATCATCAACTTCTGTAACTGTTGCACTAAAAGCAGTTCCACCATTACTTTCTAATCTTGCTGTCCAAGACATAGCATAACTGCCAACAGGATAATCTGTTAAATCTTTTCTATTCCATACAACTGTTTCACCTTTGTATATTGTTACTGGTTCTTTTTCTGGTATATCTGTAAATAAATTTGCCATTTTTTTTAATTATTCCATGATTTAGCGAAATTACCCTTTCTTGCGTAATGTTTCAACCTACTTTGGTTGACTTTGTGATTCATTTGTGAGTGTGATTTTTTTTGTTTTTCCATAATTTGATTTAAGTCTGCATTCAATAATGTAAAAGCTGACATGGCATATACTCTACAATCTAATGCTTCGTTTCTTGGTCGCATTAAAACCCATTCTCTTTTTTTAAAACCCCTTCTATATTTTGTAACAACTTTTTCTGCTGTTAATTGTCTAAAATATTCTTCATTATATTTTTTAGGAAAATGACAATATCCAGCACCATGTTGCTTTATCCTTAATCGTGAATATATCAATTCTTTAGCAGTATCAACGCCAATACCGAATAAAGTTACTTTTGCAATATTGTTTCTTGTAGGTCTATTTACTATTGGCTTTCCTTCTCCACCAAAACCTTTAATTGCAAATATTCTCCTTGCATATCTTGGTTTGCAAAATTGATAAACCATGTTCGTATGATGCCCACTATCAATACAAGTAGAAACTATTTTTAACTTTGTTTTATCTGCTTTTTCGTATGTTTTAGATAATAATAAATCTAACTCTTGCCATATATTTGATGCTGAAGGGTCGCCATAAATAATATGATATTCAATGCTCCATGTTTCTTCTTCTAATCCCCAACCTACTATTTCACATTCTATTCTATCATCTTGAATATCGACTCCTGCTGTTAATAAAACAACTTCATTAGGAAAAGTATAATCTTCACGCCTTTCATATAATCCTAAATCATCTATTTTTTCACCTTCATCTTCCCATGTTTCACCTAAATATGTATTAACAAATACTCTTAATGTTTCTGGTAGTTTTTTTGCTCTTAAAAATTCTCCTACCGCTTCTTCCATAGTTACCCATACTGAATACAATCCATTTAATCTAAAACCAGCACGACCATTAAACCTTTCTGTTGCTTTCCAACTTCCTTTACTAATATTAATAACTCTTTCAATATCAGTCCATTTTTTTTCACAATGTTCACAAACATATTTAGCTGTTTCTGGTCTGTCCTTTTCCCAATGAACTTGCGACCATTTTAAAGTTTGTTTCTTTTTGCATTT